GCTATCCCTCAACAGCAAGTTCTCAAAAAACCAACTCAAACAAATGACCGAGTTTGTAAACGACAAGCTCCGGGACGAGCAGGCTACATACACACGGCGAATACTCAAAATCGCCTGCATCGCTCTGAACGACACCGCAGGGTTCGGTAAGCAGCGACTCGCTGACTTCTTAAACAAAGTCACCACGCTCTCGGACGAACACATCAACGACGAGATCTTTTGGACTCACGCCGATATCCGCGTCATCGACCAGATCGGCATCCCGTTCCAAAGAGAAGATTATGAAAGGATTGAACGATAAATGGAGGTGCAGTAATGAAACGAGGACAATATCGCGTCAATTCGGCGTCATGTCCTTTCTACAAAAAAGAAACACAGTACGAGGTTTTATGTAACGGTGTCGAGCCTAATACGTCTATCCATCTTGCTTTTGGAAACTTCACAGAATGTTCCGTGTATAAAAAAAGGCATTGCCGGCAGGACCATGAGGCTTGCGAGATATATAAAATGCTCGAAAAAATGCGATCAAACAGGGGAGCGTAATGCTTCCCTTTTTTAATTTATAAGGGGGGTTCGGGTTTTGAGTAAACTGTTTTATAATGGGTTTATAAAGGACAAAGGAAGGAGTTTTCTGTGGATTGGAACAGTTTGAAATCGGAATATATTGCAGGCGGTACGAGTTACAGAAAGCTCGCCGAAAAATACGACGTTCCCATTGGCACTCTTCGCAGGGTAGCAAAAGACGGTGAGTGGGTAAAGCTGAGGGAACAAGCCGAGATTGAATCAGACACAAAAATAATTGCCGCTGTAAGTACTAAAAACGCGGAAAAGGCAAAAAAGGTTATTGATGTTGCAAACAAGCTGTTGGATAAGCTGAGTGATACCATCGATCGGCTTGATGTTATTGACAGTCAAAGTCTCAAGCATTACACCTCGGCTCTGAAGGACCTGCGAGACATTAAGGGTGTTAAGTCGGATGCTGATATGAGAGAGCAGGAAGCACGTATTAAAAACCTTGAGAAGCAGGCTATGGCGGAAGAGGAATCGAGGGATATTGTAGTGACCCTTCAATCTGATTTGGAGGAGTACGGACAATGAAAAAGTTGACGATATCTCCTCCGAGTGAGAAACAGCAACAATTTTTACGAGCCACTACCAAGCATATTGGCTTCGGCGGAGCTCGTGGTGGCGGTAAATCCTGGGCTGTAAGAACCAAGGCTTCATTGCTGGCACTTGTATATGCCGGTATCAGAGTATTGATCGTACGCAGAACCTATCCCGAATTGATCAACAACCACATCAACATTCTTCGGACAATGCTGTTGGGCATTGCGAAATACAACGACAAGGATAAGGTGCTGAAGTTTCAAAACGGTAGTACCATTAATTTTACTTATTGTGCGAAGGACGGTGACCTTGATCGTCTCCAGGGTGTGGAATATGACGTAATTTTCCTCGACGAGGCGACGCAGCTGAGCGAATATCAGATGAAAACGATTACGGCCTGTCTGCGAGGAGTTAACGATTTTCCCAAACGTGTGTATTACACGATGAACCCGGGCGGTCAAGGGCACGGGTATCTTAAAAGGATCTTTATTGATAAAAAGTACCAGGATGGAGAAAATCCCGAGGATTACACCTTTATTCAATCGCTTGTTACCGATAACAAGGTGTTGCTTGAAAGTCAACCGGATTATATCGAACAGCTTGAGGCGTTGCCGCCAAAGCTCCGTGAAGCGTGGCTATACGGCAACTGGGATATATTTGAAGGTCAGTTCTTTGAAGACTTTATGGACAAGCCCGATCATTACAGTGACAGGCAATGGACTCACGTTATAGATCCGTTCGAGATACCTGACGGTTGGAAAATATACCGTTCGTTTGACTGGGGATATAATAAACCATTTTCTTGCGGTTGGTGGGCTATTGATTATGACGGTGTGGTCTATCGCATCCTTGAATTGTACGGCTGCACCAAAACGCCAAATGAGGGTGTTAAATGGACGCCTCCGAAAGTGTTCGAAGAGATACACCGAATTGAGACAGAGCACAGATGGCTAAAGGGCAAGAAGATCATAGGCATTGCTGATCCTGCAATATGGGATGCCGAAACAGGTGAATCAATTGCTGATACAGCCGCAAAACACGGTGTGTTTTTCCAGCCGGGTGACCACAAACGACTCCCGGGATGGTTGCAGGTGCACTATCGGTTTGCCTTTGATGAGAACGGATATCCGATGATGTATATATTCAGTAACTGCAAGGCTTTTATAAGGACGATCCCTTTGCTTCAATACGATGAGCATAAACCCGAGGATCTTGACACGGACGGTGAGGATCACGTGGCCGACGAGGTAAGATATTTTCTTATGTCAAGGCCTATAAAACCGAGAGCGGCTAAAAAGGCCGACAGTTATGAGAATAATCCTTTGAATATCTTTTTGGATATTCCTAAGGAAATGTTGAAGGCTTCATCCTTGAAGCCGAGAATGATAATTAAGGAGGATTAAGGTGGCTCTATTTAACCGTTTTAATAAACAGCTCCAGGGCCCTGCCGATTCAATGCAGGGTGTTGAGAATATGCCTGCTGCGAACGGATTTAAAGTCCTTGAACAACCTATAGGCGTTAAAGAAATACAAAAGGCAAATCAGATACTTCTCAAATACAAAGAGGGGAAAGCCAACCTTGAGCAGAGAATAGTCGACAACGAGCAGTGGTATAAGCTCCGTCATTGGGAGTGTATGCGTGATAAGAGTGATGAGATACAGCCGACCTCTGCTTGGTTATTCAACTGTATTGCCAATAAGCACGCGGATGCAATGGATAATTTCCCATCACCCAATATTTTGCCGAGAGAAGAGGGAGACAAGCAGGAAGCCGAAATGCTGACTTCTATTATCCCTGTTATTCTTGAACAAAACGACTTCGAAAAGACGTATTCCGAGGTTTGGAATTATAAGCTGAAAAGCGGCACAGGTGTATATGGCGTTCTGTGGGATAGCACGAAGTTTAACGGACTCGGGGATATTTCTATCAAAAAGATCGATTTGATCAATCTGTTTTGGGAACCCGGTATTACCGATATTCAAGCATCAAAGCATCTTTTCCATGTTGAATTGTGTGACAACGAGACATTAGAGGCTATGTATCCGCAGTTGAAAGGCAAACTCAGTACTTCGACAATAGATCTCAGCAAATACGTATATGACGATACTGTTGATACATCGAGTAAATCGGCGGTAATCGACTGGTACTACAAGAAGCATCAAAACGGAAAAAACGTCCTGCATTTCTGCAAGTATGTCAATGATTTTGTGCTGTTTGCTACCGAAAATGAGACAGAGCCGGTGACGGTTCCCGAAACGGGTCAGGTCGTAAGAGGTTCGTTGGCTGAACTCGGTTGGTACAACCACGGACTTTATCCGTTTGTATTTGATCCGTTGTTCACCGTTGAGGGTACTCCTGCAGGCTTCGGATATATCGATGTCGGTAAGGATGCACAAAGCTACATAGACCGCGGCAATCAGGCAATTATGAAAAATATGCTTGCCAATTCAAAGCCGCGACACTTTATTCGCACAGATGGTTCGGTAAACGAGGAAGAGTATGCCGATACGACTAAGGATTTTATTCACGTAGACGGCAACTTAGGACAGGACTCAATCCTTCCTGTTTCGGGAAAGCCGCTTAGCGATATTTATGTGCAGGTCATTCACGATAAAATCGATGAACTTAAAGAAACAACCGGAAACAGAGATATATCCACCGGCGGTACTACAAGCGGTGTAACTGCCGCATCGGCTATTGCGGCAATGCAGGAAGCCGGTTCTAAGCTGTCACGAGATAATAATAAAGCCTCCTACAGAGCTTTCCGTCAGGTGTGTTTGATCGTCATTGAGCTTATAAGGCAGTTTTACGATATGCCTAGATGCTTCCGTATTATGGGCGAGAACGGCGCGGCACGGTTTGTGCAGTATTCAAATGAAGGTATTCAGCCCGCGCACCAGGGTAACGATTTCGGTATGGATATGGGACATCGCGTTCCGTTGTTTGATATCGAAATTACTGCTCAAAAGCAATCGCCTTACAGCAAGATGGCTCAAAACGAATTAGCGCTACAGTTCTTCGGTGCAGGTTTCTTTAATCCGCAGATGTCGGACCAAGCTCTTGCTTGTCTCGATATGATGGACTTCGATCGAAAACAGTTCATCATGCAGAAGATTTCTCAAAATGGTACTATGTATCAGCAGTTGATGATGATGCAACAGCAGATGCTCGCACTGGCGCAGATCGTAGATAAACATGAGGGTAGTAATTTAGCCGAGCAAATAGCCGCAGGAGTGACCGGTGGGGTAGCACCTGCTCCTATAAGCTCTTCCGCCGGCAGTGTAGAGCAGACCGAAGCCCTTGGCGGTGAAGAGGGAAAAGCGGAATCTTCGACCACCAAGAAGGCACGACAGAGAGTGGCTGAGTCCACCAATCCGACATAAGGAGGCATTTGGATGATTACGGTGACCTTTAGTTATCTTAAAGAGTCGGGTACTATTGCAATGAGTGTTGAAGGACACGCAGGGCAGGCGGAAAAAGGAAAAGATATCGTTTGTTCCGCTGCTTCTATACTCGCGTATACCGTCGCTCAGTATGTTCAATATGTCGAAAAACTTGGTGGAATAACAGTTAAACCGAGGCTTGAAATGAAGGACGGATATATGCTGATTGTTGCAAATCCGACTGACGAGTATCTTGCAGAAGTGCTGAATGCATTCTTTGTAGCTCAGGTCGGCTATTCGCTTTTGGCACGGGACTATCCGCAGTATGTAGAATTAAAAATGCTTGGTGAGGCATAAAGCCTTTACATATACCAACGATTCGTCCACGATACGGACAGAAATTTTAAGGAGTTCTATATGAACAAAACAGTTAATTTTTTTCCGACGCTTCTCGTCGACCTTCAGTTGTTTGCTGACGGTACAGGTGGTGGCACAGGAGCAGAGGGAACGACGGGCGTAAACGCGACAGCCGCCGTGTCGCAGTCGGGCGTAAACAAGGGAAAATCGGATTCACTTTCCGATATCAAATACGGTATCCAGGAAAATGATGCTGAAGAAACAAATCCCGAGGCACAGGTCGCCGATGTGCAGAAAACAGACGATGCAAACAACACTCCGGACCTCAATGCTGAATTTGAGGAGCTTATCAACGGCAAGTACAAGGATCAATACGGTGCCAAAATGCAGGATACCATCCAAAAAAGGCTTAAAAGCACAAAGGAAGGTGCCGAAAAGTATGAAGCACTTGCACCTACTCTTGAGATACTTGCAAAGAAGTATGGTGTAGATCCGACCGACGTAAAGGCTCTTAACAAGGCGATTGAGGATGATGATTCGTATTTCGAGGCCGACGCCATGGAAAGAGGTATGTCGGTTGCGGAGTTTAAGAATGTTCGGAAAATTGAAAAGGAAAATGCCGAGTTTCACCGCATGGAACAGGAACGACGTAACAAAGAAGCATTTTTCAAGAAGTTGTCCGCCTGGGATGAACAGGGCAAGCGGCTCAAAACAGTTTATCCTTCATTCGATCTTAAAACAGAACTTAAGAATCAGAGGTTTGCTGAGCTCATCAATGTTCCCGGTCTATCGTTGAGAGACGCTTATGAGCTAATCCACCGAGACGAGATTATGACGGCAGGTATGCAGTATGCACAGCAGGTTGCCGAACAGAAACTCGTCAATAACATACGGGCCAATGGAGCAAGACCGGTTGAAAACGGTAATTCGGCTCAGAGTGCATCGTTAGTCAAGAGCGACGTGTCACAGCTCTCCAATGCGGATATGGATGAAATCAACCGCAGAGTCGCAAGAGGAGAGAAGATCACATTCGGGCGTTCTAAAAGAAAGTAGTCCGCAGTGATAAGATCTCCTTGAAATCAAAATAATTTTTAAAAAGGAGATTTATTATGTTCGAAACTAAAATCAATCTTCAGCTTTTTGCTGAACTCAACACCAATACTACTGCATCTCCCGGCCTTTCGGTGGAGAACAAGGAGTATTATGACAAGAACCTTATCAGAGAAGCACAGCCCAACTTGATTCACGACCAGTTTGGCCAGGAAAGGGATATCCCTAAGGGTAACGGTAAAAAGGTCGAATTCCGCAAGTTCGCATCTCTCCCCAAGGCTACTACCCCTCTTACCGAAGGTGTAACTCCTGACGGCAAGAGCCTCAATGTAACCGCGATCGAAGCAGAGGTATCTCAGTACGGTGACTATGTCACTCTTTCTGATATGCTTGATCTTACTGCTATTGACCCCGTTGTTCTTGAAATTGTTAAGGTTGTCGGTAATCAGGCGGGTCTTAGTCTTGATACTATCACTCGTAATATTTTGCAGAGCGGTAATAACGTATACTATTGCCCCAAGGCAGACGGTTCCGAGGTTACCAGCCGCG